ACCCGTAGAAGGCAATTTGACTGAGGCGCAAATGGATGATTTGCGGGCTAGGTCAATGATGGATTACCGCTCTGTACCCGGCACTAGCGGTGGTGTTCCCGGAACTGATGCAAACACTGAATCTCAAATGGATGATTTGAGAGCCAAGGCTATGCGTGACCCTCGTTCAATACCCGGTACTAGCGGCGGTGTCCCGGGCATGAAAAAAGGTGGCAAGGTGAAGGCCTACGCCAAAGGCGGCATGGTCTCTGCATCCAGTCGCGGTGACGGTATAGCCCAACGTGGCAAGACAAAAGGACGGATGTGTTAGATGGACTCGTTCAATACAGTATGGTCTGCGGGCCTGACAATGGCTACGACAGTAATTGGGTTTCTGCTCAAGGAGAAATTTGCGGAACTGAACCGAATAAGCATTTTGCTCAACAAGACACGAGAGGAGATTGCCCGTGATTACGTTACTCAATCAGAAATTCAACGCATTACTGACCATATTGACCAGCGCTTTAACAAGCTTGAAGCAAAAATTGACCAGCTTATTCAAGCGGGGAAATAATGCCTAGTATCAGCAAAGCGCAACACAATTTCATGGCTGCGGTGGCTCACAACCCATCCTTTGCCAAGAAAGCAGGGGTTCCACAGTCCGTGGGCCAAGATTTCAACAAGGCCGATAAAGGCAAAACGTTTAAACAAGGTGGTGATATGGCTTCCAAAATGAATCCCGGCTTCATGGCAATGATGGCTAAGAAAAAAGCTGCTGCGGCTCCTATGGGCGGCATGAAAAAAGGCGGCATGAGCATGGCTGCTTTTGAGAAATCCGGCAAGGACGTGGAGAAGAAGGGCATGAAAGAGGGCTCTAAAGCTGACATGGCAATGGACAAAAAACAAATGATGATGAAAAAAGGCGGCATGACCAAGAAAATGGCTACCGGCGGATTCGTTCGTGCTGCTGATGGTGTTGCTTCCAAAGGCAAAACCAAGGCTACCCAAATCAAGATGAACAAGGGCGGCATGTCCTGCTAAGGAGTAACCCATGAAAGCAAAAGATTTAGCAGCCCTAGCGGCTCTTGGTGTAGCAGGTTATGCTGCCTATGACAAGTTTGGGAATAAGACGGCCCCCGGCAAAGCATCGCCGGTGTACGACTACGACTACGACTCGCCTGCGCAAAAAGAACAGGCTGTGTACGACTACGATACCCCTGCGCAAAAAGAACAGGTTGTGTACGACTATGACACCCCCGTTCAGAAACAAAAAACCGCACCCGTTTACGACAACGACGCCCCTGCTCAAAAACAAAAAGCCGCACTCATTTACGACAACGATGCCAAGCCAGTTGCAAGCAACGGATTAAAGAAGGTAAAAGCGTTGAGCAGCACCGGTGGCTCTAATGCAGCAGGTGCTGCTGCTCAACCCGTTGGCTATGAAGGTGTTGTTCCTGCATCTGAACTTGGTAGCCAAGGCTTCAAATTAAACACGCCTGCTGTGCAAGGCAGTAGCCAATACAGTGATGTTGTACCAAAAGACGAACTTGGTAGCCAAGATTTTCGCTCACCTGCAAAACGGCTCTATTATGCAAATGAAGCTAGTGGGGCAGCAAACCCTGCTTCACTTTTAACTGACGCATATAGAAATGTGTCCCGTGCTGAACAACACGTAGACAATACAAAAAAAATTGCAGACGCTACTCCGTTGATTGCAAAATCAAGCGCATTGGCAAACGTGTCTCATGCCACTCAAGCGGCAGCTATGGCAAGGAAACGTGCAGCAGACCAAGCAGCAAAAATGGATGAGATTGCAAAGCTGACAGAGTTAAACAAAGCATATGTTTCAAGACGTGCCAAAGGCGGCGTAGTCAAGAAAATGGCTTCTGGTGGCTTGGCATCATCAAAAATGTCTTCCAAAATGTCCAAGCCTAGCGGAGCCAGTCGCGGTGACGGTATTGCTCAACGCGGCAGAACCAGAGGCACATTGCGGTGATGTCATCCCGTGGCATGGGGGCCATTGACCCATCCAAGATGCCTAGCGGGAGGAAGAAACCCCGCCGGGATGATACTGACTTCACGCAGTACGCTGAAGGTGGTACGGTCAATGCTGCGGGAAACTACACCAAGCCAAGTCTGCGTAAGCGCATCGTGTCTCAAGTCAAGGCTGCGGCGACGCAAGGAACTGGTGCAGGACAGTGGTCGGCCCGCAAAGCGCAGCTTGTAGCCAAACGGTACAAGGCCGCTGGTGGAGGATACAGAGATTGAAAGCACCGCAGCAGTCCCTGAAGAACTGGGGTGACCAGAAATGGAAAACCAAGTCTGGGAAACCGTCGTCAAAAACAGGTGAGCGATATCTCCCTGAAGCTGCTATAAAGTCTCTATCTCCATCTGAGTATGCTGCCACTACCAAAGCAAAACGCGCCGGTAAAGCAGCAGGTAAACAGTTTGTAGCCCAACCCAAGAGCATTGCAAAGAAAACAGCAGGTTTTAGATAATGGCAACCTCAGGAAGCGCAACATTTAACCTTGACTTGACAGAGGTCGTTGAGGAGGCATATGAGCGCACGGGCTCTGAGTTGCGCACCGGGTATGACATGCGTACAGCCCGCCGGTCATTGAATCTCTTGTTTGCAGACTGGGCTAATCGTGGCATTAACATGTGGACGTTTGAACAGGGTTCTATTACCTTGGTTCCCGGTCTGCCAACCTACCCTGTGCCACTCGACACCGTTGACCTGCTAGAGCACGTCATCCGCACTGGACAGGGTGCTGTTTCAACGCAGGCAGACCTGACCATCACCCGTATCAGCGTATCTACCTACGCCACTATCCCCAACAAGCTACAACAGGCCCGTCCTATCCAGTTGTGGTTCCAGCGGCTGGACGGCTCCACTACGGCAGCAATCACCACGCTGAGTTCCACCATCACCGCAACCGACACAACTATTACAGTTGCCTCGGCAACTAATTTGCCTTCTGCCGGATTTATCCTGATTGGCACTGAAACCATCTATTTTGGTTACGCTACAGGGAACATCCTTTACAACTGTGTTCGGGCTCAGAACGGAACCACCGCAGCAGCCCATACAGCCGGGGATTCTGTTTACATGCAGAATCTCCCCTGTGTGACCGTTTGGCCCACACCGGACGATTCCCAGACCTACACCCTTGTCTACTGGCGGATGCGCCGCATTGACGATGCTGGCAATGGTGTAAACACTATGGATGTACCGTTCCGATTCTTGAACTGCTTGGTGGCAGGGTTAGCCTACTACTTGGCGCTCAAGGTTCCGAACGCCATCAATCGGCTGGATATTCTTAAAGCTCAATACGATGAAGCTTGGGAGTTGGCATCCACTGAAGACCGTGAAACAGCAGCACTGCGGTTTGTGCCGCGACAGACGTATATCTAATGGCAAACAGATTCGCTTCCGGCAAGAAGGCAATTGCTATCTGCGACAGATGCGGACAACAGTTCAAGCTCGTCGAGTTGAAAAAGGAAATCATCAAGACCAAGACATTTAACCTGTTGGTCTGCAAGAGTTGCTGGGATCCCGACCAGCCCCAATTGCAGCTTGGCATGTACCCAGTCGATGACCCGCAAGCTCTCAGAAATCCCCGCAGAGATACCACGTATATTACCGCTGGCCCTATGCCTGACGGCTACAATAGTGGCGGTAGTAGAGATATTCAGTGGGGCTGGAATCCGATTGGCGGAGCAGGCGGTACGGATGTAGGTTTGACCCCCAATTACTTGGTCGGAACCACAAGTGTTGGCACAGTAACAGTAACGGTTTCATAGGAGTCCATCATGGATACAAAGACAGTTAAACGCATTGCCGACACCGAGGCCAAGAAGATGGTCAAGGGACATGAGTCGCGTATGCATGCCAAAGGCATGAAAAAGGGTGGGCCTACTACGGATGACCGTATGCGCCTTGGTCGTAACCTGTCTCGCGCAGCAAGCCAAAAAACGGGGTGAATCATGGCCTACAGTATGAAACGAGGCGGTAAGGAAGTTGGCCCAGCCAGCGTCTACGCAGAACCCCACACAATGGACGGCAAGAAGATGACCAAAGCTCCGCAAGGATTTGGCACAAACCCCGGCTTCCCGCCCAATCGCAGCAAGCTAGACACTGCGGATGTCAGCGTAGGTTCGTTCAGCAAGTCTGCTGGTGATGAGCCTATCAAGACAACTGGCATCAAAATGCGCGGTGCAGGCTGTGCAACCAAGGGTGTTATGTCAAGGGGCCCGATGGCATGAACTATTCTGAGCTTTCGGCGGCGATACAGACCTACACGGAAAACAATTTTCCGACGATTACCCTTGCGGATTCGTCTACGGTCTCGTCTACGACTCAGATTAACCGTTTCATCCAGCAGGCAGAGCAGCGCATCTACAACTCGGTGCAGTTCCCCTCGTTGCGTAAGAACATGACAGGGACTATCACTTCCGGCAATAAGTACTTGTCAGCCCCGACGGACTACCTTGCAACGTATTCAATGGCTGTTTACACGGGCGCTGGCCCATTTACATACCTGTTGAACAAGGATGTGAACTTCATCCGTGAAGCCTACCCCACACCGACTGACACCGGAACACCCAAGTACTACGCTTTGTTTGGCCCGACTGTTTCCAGTTCAACCATCAGCACTGAACTCTCGTTCATCCTCGGGCCTACGCCCGATGCAGCCTACTCTGTAGAGCTTCACTTCTACTACTACCCCGAG